TCGATGATGCGTTGCCGGTCTTTGAGGATGGCACTCTCCACATCCACCTGCCCCTGTAATCGCTTAATTTCACTGTCAATGCCTGCCATGGCGTTCGCAGTGACGGCGCCAGTTGCCGTGCTGTAGTTCAGGCGCTTCCTGGGCGTGGACGCTTGCGTGACGGCGTTTGAGGCCTCAGTCCCCTTGCGAATGTCCTCGAATCTTCGCGTGACCGCATCGGCCAGCAGCGGCATATCCCAAAGGTCAACGTAGTTCTGGTTGGCCTGAGCGACGATCGCATTGCGCTTCTCTAGGGCAGCTTGCAGACGTGCGCGGTTTTCCTCTGAGAACGGGTTCAAGCCCTTGCCACCCGCCAAGAAAGTGCCGGCAAGTTCGATGTCGGCCCAGACAGCAGAGAAGCTGCCGATCACCGACTTGATGGTGTGACCAATTCCCCGCAAGGCATCGATGACAACCGCGATGGCGTAGGCCGTCTTTTCTGCCCAGTTGGTGAGCGCGCCTTCAGAACGCAGGCGCTGTACGCCATCAACTGCGTTATCCGTTCCCAAGACCACGTTTTTGAGCTCTTGGTACAGCACCGACAGCGAGGGGATTGCGGCGGTAACCAGGGTCTGCGCCACAAAGTTCGATTCGGCACGCATACGGCCCATCGCCTTGGAGGCCTGGTCGGCTTCCTCGATCTGCTTGGCCGTCAGTCGAATATTGAGGTCCTGGTTCTCCGCCAGATCCTTGAGGAAGGGGAGCATCGTTGCCCCGGACTTTCCAAATAGCTCCATGGCGATAGCTGTCTTGCCAGCGCCGTCCTCAAACTCGGCCAGTCTGAGTGCAACATCGTTCATGACCTCTGCGGGATCACGCAGGTTGCCGCTTGCGTCCTTGGCGCGCACACCCAGGAACTGGAGGGCCTTGGTCGCACCGGCCGTTTCATCATCAACCCCCGCCAGCCCCTTGGACAGCTTGGCCAGGCTTGCGCCAATGGCCTCCATGGCCGTGCCTGAGATGGTTGCAACCGGTGCAAATCCCGAGAGTGCGGCAGCGCTCGCGCCTGTCTGCTCCGACAGGCCCTGCAGAGCCGATGCTGCCTCCAGTGTGTGGGTGACAAAGTCCCTCAAGGCCGCAACGGAGGTGGCTCCAATCACCACGGCAAAGGTCGTCTTTGCCACACTGGCCACCTGCTGCATCGACGCCTTCATGTCGTTGGCGTGGCGATCCAACAGGCGGGCGGTGCGTCCCAGGTCCTCCCGGAACTCGGAAGTCTCTGCCGAGAGCTTGACAACCAAGGACCCGAGATCAGCCATGCTTTTTCACCTTATGAGAGAACATGGCCTTGAAGCGGGCGACATTGAGGCGTGTATCGTCTTTGGGCGTTGTGCGCTCGATGTAGGGCATGAAGTCTTCAGGTGTGAATGCCCTGGCGTCCTTGGTTCGATGGGCATTGGCAAAGGTCGCAGCGACCACGCCGCTTCTCAGATCAGCTCGCATCTCGCCAAAGGGTTCTAGTTGGTAAAAGGCCATCCACTCGGTCAGTTCATCCGACCCCACACGCGCCAGCAACTCACGAACTGGCATGCCCAGGGCAAGTGCCAGCCGAAAGACAGAGCGTCGAAAGGGGTTGGCCTTTAGCCCTTTTTTGCAGCGTCTACCTGATCGACGCCGATGCCGTTCAGGCGCTGGGCCACGGAGAAGACGCGATCTAGCGCGCGAGCACTCTTGCGCCCCAGCGCCGCGATCTCGCTATCGTCAAACAGACGATCGCCCTGGGAATCGCATAGGGTCAAAGCCACCAACCGAGCGCGGACGTTCTCCATGCGACCATCCTTTTCAAGAAGGCTCGCCTCAAAGGCATCCCGATCCGTACCACTCATGGTCCGCACCAGGACTTCGCCCCCCCACTCAGGAATAATGACCGTCTCCCGCGGAAGATCATCGGCAGCCAAGATGGCGTCTTTGGAAAGAATGTTCATGTGCTTCATGCCTCGGTGATATCGCCGTCGATTTCAATGGTTACGCTTGCCTCGACCACGGCGTCCACGCCGCCCTGCACGCTGAACTGCGTCACATAGCCATAGAAGGTCCAGGTTGCAGCAGGCGTCGTGTCGGTGAAGGTGATCTTGAATTGACGTCGGGTTCTATTCGCTCGATCGGTGCGCAAGCCCTGGTGCACCGTATCGTCTGGGTTGAAGTGAATGCTCAGGGACAGTTGGCCCTCATCACGAAGGCCGACCCGCTTCTCCTTTGAGGTTGAAGCGAGGTTGGTGACATCGATGACCGACGCCTGGCCTCCGGGTCCCTGAAAGGACACGACGTTGGGGATGGTCTCAAAGGTGGTGGTACCGAAACGGGCAATGGTGATGCCCTGCGCGGTGATGGCAGTACTAGGCATAGAGAGCCTCCATGTGAAGAAACAAAAGTCCCGCCTTGCAGCAGGTCAGCGGTAGTAGGTGAAGTCCACGGACACTCGGTAGATCCGGGCTTCTTCATCAAAATCAGTCAGGCCTATGCGCACATCGGCCACCGTATGGATGTCCGCGAGCAGTGCTGCGAGTACCTGGTCTTGCAATTGGTCGCATTGCGCAAGCGTGCGGGCATAGGCGTCGACCTGCACCCTGGAACGCCTGAGCGAATTGGGTCCGTCGAGCGAGACGACACTGGCGCTGTCAACTGGGGTGTAGACCAGCGTTGGGTACTGGGCGTCCTGGGGAGCCACGATCGCGTACACCTGTCCGCCTGCCAGATGCTTGATAGCGTCATAAAAGTCCTGCATCGCTAACCTCGATTCAGGTCCTTGGTTTCGATTTCAATGCGCTGGGCAAGACGGTCCTTGATGGCATTGACTGCCTCGCGCCTGCGCGACTCCAGCGCAGGACGCAAGAACGGTCGAGCACTCATCTTCCGTGTCCCGAACTCCAGGAAGCGCCAGTACCAGGCGTCTTGAGACAAATTGCCCCGCTTGCCTTGATTGCGGTACTTCTTGCCATGCCGGACCAGCACGTAAAACGTCTGCCGCCCGCCACCGGAGAGCTCCCGGACGTGTTTCATGATCACCGAGCGTTTGAGCGTTCCAGGTGGAGGCTGCTTGGGGCCAAGCGACTGCGCAGCCTTGGGCGCCCGAGCGCGGGCCTCATCGCGGATGACCTTGGCACCGGCATAAACCGATGCCCGCAGGCCTCGATTGGCCAAGCGCTGAGGCAACTCACGAAGCGCCCGATCCAACTGAGCCAGACCCTCAATGCGCACCGTCTCGACTCTAGCCATCACGCACCCCCTCGCTGGCCAGCAGGATCACCGCGACATTGGCCTCGTCCTCGTTGAGCGCACCATGAATGGCAAACACGCGTCCCTTGAACAGCACCCGCATTTGGGAAACCGATCTGGGGTCGGAAAAGAGGGGCTGATAGCGCACCGTGATCTGGTGACTCACCTCGGATGCAATCCGATCTGCAATGCGCGCCTCGCGTCCCGAGATTGGGGCAATATCGGCCCACATCGCAGCGACGTCAGCCCAGACTTGGGTGGGAGCTCCAAGGGCATCCTTGACTGTCGTCGGCTGCTGGATGAGCACGCGGTGGTTCAGTTGCCCGGCGCTGATGACACTCATACAAGGCTCACCTTGAAGCCGTCGAGCAGGCCATCCACAAAGGGCAACGGATCAATGCGACCGCGTGAGAGCACGGACATTTCTTCCCGATGCCCGTAGAGACTGCCCACGCGTAGCTTGATCCAACTCTTGAGACCCTCGGGCACTGCGCTGGCAGTGCCGTAGCCCGCATCAAAGGTGACTGAAACCGCACCCATCTGAGGCAAGGTAGACGGCCAAGTCTTACCGAAGGCTGGTGTCAGGCGTGCCGGTTCGCAGGCCGCATCGAGCACATAGTCACTGGCCGGCATCACCTGAGTGGTGCCATTCATGTCCAGATACTCGATGCTCACCACCGACTGAACCGGGCATTTGGCGAGCAGGATCGCGTGACCCGGCAAGCTAAATGATGCACCGGTGGCAGATTGCATCAGCGATGGCCCAGGAAAGGCATCGAGCACCAGCTTCCAGCGCGCAGTGATCAACTGCCTGCCGGTCTTTGTCTCGGCTGCCTGGCGGGCCGCGGTGATGAGCGAGCCGATCAGCAGATCATCGTCGCCACCATCCACCCGCAGGTGTTGCTTTGCCTCGGCAAGCGAGACGGGCTCTTCCGCGGGTGGGGTGACGAGTTGCAGCGGCATCAGACGACCTGGACGACAGCAGCCTGGTTAGCCGTGCTTGCTGGCAGTTCGCGAGCATTGATGCCCAACACCTGCGCTGCCGTCTGGCTTGCTGCCACCCCCACCGTGACCGACAGGCGTACAAAGCCAAAGCCACTGACCGTATCAAGGTCCTCGGGCTTGACGTTGATGAGCGCCTGCTTGTTGTCACCGGTGGCCTTGACGATCTGAGTGATCGCTTTGCCAGTGATGTCCTTGGCGCCGGTGCCCGAGGCATCTTGGGCCTGCTGGAGCTTGGCATCGACCGTAGCGCCTGTGCCTAGCACGCCGGTCTGGACAATGGCCAGCAGGCCGTGGTGGTTGGCCACTGAGATCCAGCCTGTAGTGGCAGTTCCAGTT